AGGCAATCCGTCGATGTTCAGCCCGCCGCCCACTTGACTCGCGCCGTTGACTAGCCCGCAGCGGGCGACCGAGGCGTAGGTCAGAAACTGGAAGTCGTTTGCCGCGCGCCCCGATATGTAGTCGTAAAACGAAACGTGGGACGATGTGCCGGACGCTGTGAAGGTTTCGACGTACTTGCCCGCCGCAGTCCGCAGCGTGCCCGAGAGCAGCCCAGATGCGCCCTGCGACGTGCCAGCCATAGCCGCTGCACGCACGTTGCCCTTGCCAGCCCCGAGCACGAAGCGCACGGCATACGGGGCGGAGGTTACGGTGGTAAGGGCGGATTGGTAGGCGTAGCGGTCAGCGACCACGCCCGTGCGGGTGAGCCGCAGCCCGAAGTGCGAATCCGCAGACAGCGCCAACTCGGCATCGCTTGACGCCCAACCGGTCGTGTTGGTCACTGCGGCATTGTTGGTCAGCAGTTCGGCATTAGCGAACGATCCCGCAAACGCCCCAGCCGGATCGGCGAGGTGTAGCCGGTTGGCCCGACCGCGCAGCGCGGCAATGAGCGACAGCAGCCGCCGACGCTTGGCGGCAGAGGGCGCGCGGAAGATCAGCCGACATGACCAGCGATTGCCGGGCCGGGAGTACGTCCGCGTGGAACCGGACAGGGCGGAGGAAAAGACCGCCGTGTTGTCGATCAGCGACCACTCGACATCCGAGGCGACAAGATCGGGAGGCAATACGTAGTCGGTCATCGTCCCACCCCATAGCGCCGGTCGAGTTCTTCAAAGATGCGGCGGTTGTTTTCTTGCAGAATGCCCGGCAGCGCAGATTGAAGGTCGGCCGTCGCGCCTCGTGCGTCAATATTGTACACCGGAGCGACCGTCATTCCGCCGCCCATCATGGCGTTGTTAGGGACAATGCCACCCGATGAGCCAGGCACGAATAACTCGGGACCACGCTCGCCGACGATGTACGGGGTATTTTTAGATACCGGGCCACCAGACGCGCGGCCTGTGATGGCTTTGGCAAAGGACGCCATAAAGCCCGTTCCGCCTGTGAAACTTCCGAAGATAGCGCCGAGGATTTGCTGCGCTGCAAGTTCTGCCAACATTCGCCGGGTTACGTCTAGGAAACTAGACAGCATACCCTTTAGGCCACCCTTGAACGGGTCAAAAAGAAACTCAGCAAAGGCAGACTGGATATTTTGCGCGGCAGACTGAGCAAAGTTAGCCATGATCTGATCGGCCGCGTTCATCTCATCAAGAATGTTTTGCACGCTCTTGGCAATCGTCACGTCGGTTGCGGCAAAACTTGTCTCAATTAAATCTGGCGCTTCTTTTAACTTCTCATAAAATTCGTTGAGGTAGCGCATATTTGCGGCTTCAGCCTCAAACATTTTCTGACTTGCTTTCTGTGCTTCCTCTGCGCGCTTGCGGTCAAGTTCCCGCATCTGCTGATTAAACTTCCATTGGTTTTCCATCCGGTTAAGTTCGGATGGCTGAGGCGCGCGGCCACGTCTTCCGCCTTCACCCTTTCCAAGTTGCGAAGGATCTACCGGCTGTGCGAGTACGCCCAAGTCGCGGCCAACTTTAGTGACCGCTCGTGCTGCATCTGCCGCAAACTTTATGACCTCTGTAAATCCATTTATCAACGTCGTGGTAAACGAATTAGCAGCCGCCACCAGAGCCGGGTCTTTTAGCGCCTTGTTGAAGTTATCAAGCGCGCGTCGCCCTTCCTCTGTTTTCTTAGCGGCCTCTGTAATCTTACCGAATGCACTAACGAGGATTGAACCAGTCAAGAGACCGAACGCAAGGTTTACCGCCTTCGCCGTCACCTTCGCGGTACGCTCAAGCGTCTTCATGCTTCGCATCGCCGAATTGATCGCCGCCTGTGTGCGATCAACTGCGGTGATTGTTACCTGTGCTTGCGCCATGCTCGCTCCTGGTCGTCCGCTTCCATCTTGCAAGCGGCGAGTAGGTGATAAAAGTCGGCCTCGGTCATGCTGAAAATCTGTTCTGGAAGGACGGACAACCGGAGGGAAAGGGCATAAATCGCCCTAAGTTGTCCGTCCTCCATCATTTTTTTTCGGCATCCTCCACGCTTTGCGGCGTGTCGTTCATCGCAGAAACGATCTTGGCGATCACCTCTGGGTCGTAGTTGTTCAGCAGTTCGATACGCTCGGCCTTGCTGAACACCCGCCGACCCTCGACATCTCGCGCTCGGACAATAAGCGTTGTCGCCATTGCCTCAAGATCGAGTACCGTGGCATCGCCTTGTTGCTTTGCGAGCAGGAAGATTTCCCGCCGCTCGGCTAAGGTCATATCGGGCCAGTAGTAAATCGTGGTGTTCCACTCTGGAACCACGATAGGGATCAGAGTCTCCGGCGTGCGCCGGTCGGCAAACTGTGATTTTGCCTGCTCTTTCCAGTTCATAAACCCTCGCTGTTATGACGTCGCCGCCGTGAGTGCGCCGTTTCCGATGAAGTTAAAGGTGATTTCAGTGATCGCACCGCGCTGGACATTGCGGGTGATCTCCGTCACGAGCGCGTTTCCGCTGTAGCGGGTAGCGCCAGCGCCAACGCCTTCCGGGGCCAGCACGACAGAGACGTTAGAGCCAGGCGCAAGCGCAACCTGTCCGTTCGTGTCGGTCTCGTCCCAGAATGCCGTGATGGTACCGTTCCACGACTTGATCGCGGTCACGTTGTACGTCTTGTCAAGATCAGACAGCGTGGTGTCCTCGGCATACTCTGCCGTCTGCGTGAACGAAAACGAGGTTACCTCTGCCACCGTGTTGGTAGAGACCCTCACCAATCCCTCTGAGCCATGATGATTTGCCATATCGCCTCCTAACTAATAATAGTGCCCGCGTCGGTCTCATCCGTGCGGTACACGACCCGAAACTGCAAACGTGCAGAGCCAATCGGCGCATCGCCCGATGAGTCCATCGTGATGGCCGTATCTATCAACACGCAATCCTTCACCAATCCGCCGAGCGTGTTATCCGCTCCTATGGCATTCTCTACCGATGCGGCTACCGCATCCAATCTATCGTCGAGGTACTGCGGATCACGCGCCACGCATTCGACAACAAGCGTTAACTCCCGGTTAAACTTTCGCGGATACGTGAGCGTGGTCTCTGTCACAACTTCCGTATTCGTATAGATCAGCGCAGCCGTGACCGTGTTAGCCGCCATCGGATACACGCGCGACTTGCTCACCGTGTCGGCAACTGCCGCTGTGGTGAGGATGCTATACACAGCGTCTCGAATGTCTTGCCGCGCGTGTCCCATCGTTACTCCTGCAAGAGATACATATTATTCTCAAGAAGGATGTTGTATCCGTTCTCAAGTTCAATGTTCCCCGTTATCAACGGGTCAAGGTTCAGCGTTACCTCAAGTTGCAACACCGTGATTCCCGTACCATCCGGGCGGAAGTTGCGGACGGTGTAAATCTCATCGTGAATAATCAACTTGTCGCCGATGACCGGCGCGCAAGGCAAACTGTTCGACTCGATATAAAATAACGGCGTGCTGCTGGCGAACTCCGAGTTCTCAGCGACGTTGACGGCTGTATAGTCGTTATCGAATATGCCGATGATGTCGAACCGCTTGCCCTTGTTTTGATACTTGGCACGCACGCCCCAATCGCCAAGCGTGAGCATTGCCAATCTATCGCGTTGAGTTTCAACCGCCATATTTGACCGCCCATACTTCGCTGGTTGGTGTCTTGCCTACGTGCCGCACGCGGCCCGTAAACGTCGCTCGAAATAGCCGATCCCATTCGGGATAAGGTCGTGCAGACGGGTGCATCTCCACGCCGTCCCACATATCCGAATAATCCGCCGCAGAAATGATGATTGTCCCGCTACAGACCCGCTCAAGTTCAAGCAAGCCAGGCACAATGTCCGCCTCTAGTACGTGCTCGATCACGTCGAAACACGTCACAACGTCAAATGACTTGTCATCAAAAGGCAGTTTCGTAATCTCGGCACAGACAACGTGTTCGTTGCATAATGCTGGCACGGTCTCCGTGCCCTTCACCACATCGAACAAGTCAGAATCACGCGCGGCTTTTAGCAACTCACCGCGACCACAAGAAACATCCAGAAGCGACCCGGTGTGCTCAAAGACCAGACGCTTTGCAGCCTCTAGCCTTCCCGCGCTCATCCTGTACGCCTCGTGCCTGGCGTACACCTCGCGGTACTTGTCAAGTTCCTTTTGTCGGTCGTTCACGCTTGGGTGCCTCAAGCATTGCCGGGCGGACGTACTCTGCCGCCATGCCTTTTGAAATAAGCCACCGACCGAATGTATCGTCCACGTCTACGATGCGCCCGCTCTCAAGCGTCTTGCCCTTGTAGACTCGTGATCGGATCATTTCAACTTTCATATACTTTGGAAAACCTGTGTTAAGCAGCCCGACGCGACTTTAACGCGCTCGGGGTGCTTCATGTAATCACGCACCTTGACCCATGCTTGGATATTGGAAATGCCCTCATCCAGTCGCAGGTCGCCGTTCTTGCTGTGCCAATATCTGCGGCTCGTCATGTAGTTGTCGCAGCCGCAGATGTAGATTTCATCGAAACCCATAAAGCCTGCAATCCATGTCGCAGGGCCGCCGCTGAATCCGAAGTCGGGGCAGATACCAGACCAGATATCGCACGCATCTTTGTGGTGCGAGACCACCGGAGCGTGGCCCTTAATCAGCGGATAGATTTCCTTGTCTTGGTAAACGATATAGTCCAGCCGCAAAAGTAGAGCGTGCTGGTTGACGCCGATCCAGTAGCCGTCTCGCAGTAACTTCGGACGAACTGCCTTTAGGTCGTCAATCAAAGTGGGGCCACCACCGAGGACAGCACAACGCTGTCCCCGATGGCGCCCCTCGATTGATGCAAGATCAATCATCAAGCCATTATTAGGTCGTGATGATCTCGTTGCACTCGGCAAACGACTCGGGGTGACGCACTGCGAAGTCGCAGTCGTGGAACGCCACCACTCGGGTCGTACCCGCGTTGCTGCCCGTGTACGGATCAACCATAAGGTCAATGCCGCTCCACTGGCCGATCAACAGGTCGCTCCACACGCCGAAGATCATCGCCGACAGGTTCGTGCCCGTACCCTTCGTGAGGTTCGAGGGAACCTGCTGCGAAACGTAGATCGGGAAGCCGTACAGGTTCGCCATATCCGGGCCGAGGATGAAGTTGCCTTCCACGCCGCTCGTCTGACGCGCGGTGGTGGACAACTTGGCCTTGACCTGGCCGTTCGTGAGGAACGCAGCCGACCCCGTAAGCGCGTTGTCGATCTCGACTTCACGCACGAGGCTGACCACCATGCCCCACGTCGGAGCCGCACCGTTCGTGGCGAGCGTCACCGAGCCAATGCCCGAGGTGTTCAGCACGCCGGTCGGACGGTTGGAGCCCGAACCAGCAACAGCCGCACCGTCCATCGCCACAGCAAGCGATGTGGCGAGGTCGTTACGCACGAGCGCCTCAATGTCGAGCGACGACTGCAGCATCAAGCGACGGCTGATGTCCACATACGCGCCAAGGGTCTTCGGCGACATCGTGACTTGATCGAACGCCGGAGCGTTGGTGCTCTCCGTCGGAGCCACGTTCTCAGCCACCCAGTAGGCGGTCGAGGGCGAGGTCTTGCGCGGAATGGCAACGTTGCCCTGCAGGCCCGTGAGGAACTGCGCGCCGAGGGTGTTGAGCACCATCTTGTTGCGCAGCACGTCGATGAACGACGCAGCCAGCAGGTCGGTTGCAACGGTGTTACCCGCCTTCGCCGTGCCGGTGGCGGTCGAGGTCGTGAGGTCACGATAAAGCACGTCGGCCGGGATCAGAATACCGCGCGAAGTGCGGCCTTCCTTGCGAGCAGCGGCCTCGGAGGCCTCAAACTCGAATCGGGCATCTTCCTGCGCGCGACGATCCTGCGGGTTCGACAGAGCGCGAATGGCCTTCACGAACGAGAAAGCGCGAGCCTCCTTGTCCGACAGACCGATCTCGTTGTCAACGTGCAGCGGCTTGCTGCCGACCTTGTCGAGCAACGCGCCACGGAAAGCCTCAAGCGAAGCGCCGTCACGGATTGCACTCTCGCCGAGTTCGCGGTGATTGTGCCGCGCGGCAAGTTCCATAATGGCCGAAACGCGGGCGCGCTCGGCCTTCTCTGCGCCCTCGCGGACGCTGCTGATTTCGTCAGACATAGTAGACTCCTGTGTAATCTGTATAAGCGGCTCGCGCGCACGGCCGATGCCTACGCTTGAGTCCGCTGGGATAGAGACAATCGAAATTTCGAGCGGCTGCCAACGCACGGCGCGGAAAATCTCCCGATCTCCACGCTTGCCATCGGAAACCATCTCGTTAATCACGTAGCCGACAGAAACGTTTCCACGAATCCCGTCTTTTACGTCTTGCCAGATTTCCTCGGCTCGCGCGCTTTTCCCAAAGCGCACGACGGCTCGGGCCACCCGATCCGATCCCAAGGCAATCTGTTCCACAACACCGACTTGATCGCTCATGTCGTGATCCACCAACAACGGCGCGCGGCCGCTGCCAATGAAATCTGATTGGATAGAGCCGGGCGAATGATCGAGCACTTCGACACCCCATCCTCGGTCAACTTCCATTTCACTGCTAAACGCCAGCGTCACGCGCCGCTCGGCTTCCGACACGGACGCGCGCTCAAAAGTCGCAGAGCGAAATACACGCTCGGTCGGGCCTTTGCGCGTGCCTACGTAATCCGGGTCTCCGGGTTCGTTGCCGTAGATGTCCTTCGGGCGCTCGCCTTCTTCGGCTGCGTCCTCAAGTTCTTCTACAGCCGCCTCGGATTCCTCGGATTCGTCCATGTCGTATTCAGACTTGGCAAATGTCACAGTTACTGTGGCCTCGTCTTCGACCACCGCAACGACGTGTCGCTCTTGTTTCTCTTTCATAGTTCGGCCCTCATCTTCTCGGTCTAACTCGTCGCTCTTGCGGGTGGCCCATGCTTTGCCGGGATCACCGCCCCAGAGCGCCCAAGCAATCCGGCCTGCTGACGGATACCCGTCTTCGCCTGGACTAAAGCCCTCGCCCTGCTTATCTACCTCGTGGCGTGCAAAGTAACTTACCATTCGACCGATGGTCTCGGGTGACAAGTTCGCGCGATTTTTAATATCCCGCGCACGAGCCACGCCGACCTCAGTTCCGCCCCTGCCGAATTCCTCACGCCATGCTAGGCCGCGCTCGGCCTCAGCGGCCATTTCTTCGGTCGGTTTTAAATCAACTGCCATTATTGCCACGTCCCACTAATGTTGATGTACGGCGTTGCAATCTTCCACGTCCCGCCGACGTTGATGTAGACGGTCGTTTCTTTCCAAACGCCAGACACCTTTAGCCAAAACTTTTTAGTGACGACAGGAGGCGTGCCGCCACTTTGTAGCAGCGTTAAAAGCATGTCTTATACCAGCGTGTTAAGTTGATCCAGCGTCAACTGCGTTTCGACAATCTGCGCGTCAATCAGAATGACTTGGTTGATATCACCAAGCGATGCCGCAGTGCTACGGGCTACGTTCAAAGCAGCCAGTTTTGCCTGCACCAACTGGATTAACTCAGCGAGGCTCATACCAGCACCACCATTTCTTGACAGACCGTGGACAGGTGCGAGTTGAGCAGCACGACATCGTAAGTATCCGTACCGTCAAGAGCCGCATAGCACGCAATGCGCTTGCCGATTGCCGCAGCACCGGATTGCAAAAAGTCTGTTGCCGTAAATGGCGACAACACGCGGTTTTGCACGTCAAAACGGAACATTTGGTTTACCGCAGAGGCGACGTACAGATTGAGATAAAACATCCGCCCCTCATTTTCGAAGGGAGAGTACCCACCGCATGATCCCGTGGCTGGGAACGCACCCGGCGAACCGTCGTAAGTAATCGCGCCAGTCCATGTTCCAGTAATGCTAGCCGCGATATCCAGCACGTCCAGCGTTGCCGCGCCACCACGGAAAAAGTAGCAGAACGATTGCCGAGCGTAGCGGTTCGCATCTGGCTTGATGCCCCAGGACGGCATCCACATACCCGATGCGGCATTGGCAGCGGGTGCAGCGCCGAAATACGTTGTTGACCACGAACCAGAGGTAATGCTGTTGGTGCCGTTGTTTACGGTCGCATCGCCGTAGTTATAGGTATAAACCGTAGTTGTGGCAGACGAGCGCAACAACAACAAGTTCGGCAGTTCGATGACGTACTTTGCTGAGGATGACGGCTGCGTTGTCCATGCAGTGCCGAGTGTGTAGACAGGCGAAGCGCCCGCAGTGTGCGAGGCAATGATGCGCCGCTGGCCGACTGATGCCGGAGTCGTGGCATCCTCAACAATGCGAATCTGAAAGTTTCGGTACTCGTTAGCCGCCACGACAGCATCGCCATCTGAGGCTTGACCGGTCAGACTGGATGCGCCGGAGGCGGTAGCGGCAAGCGCATAACGTGACACAACACCTGTGTCATAGTTGTACGCGCCCTTAATCATCCCATCGCCCGGCGAACAGTCATAAGGCGTGTACTGCTCGTCAAGCACCATAATGTCTGAGTCGGTGCCGATTGTGGCAGGCAGACCGGTCGTTGAAAGACCCGAAGACAGCGTGTTGCTTGCGACTTCAAACGAACGCCAAATGTTGCTGGCCGTCGTGCCAGCGCCCAACATGAATACGCGGCCCGCAATGATTTCGTACCGAGCGCCGGTTGATGGCGTAAACCCAAACGATGACAGCACCGAAATCGTCGGCGTCGTGCCGGCGGTGTTTCCGGTGATGTACCGCTCGGCCGTCTTGCCTGCCGTCGTGTCGATGATACGAAGTTTAAAACCGTACTCGCCCGAGCCGCCGCGATTGGCAAGCATGTTAAGGCCCACGGCGGTCGGCAGCGCGGTTGAAAGCGTCACTGAGGTTGTGGTCGCGCCAGCGGCAATCGTGCCGACAAGGCCGAGCGACGGAGCAAACGCCATTGCAGAGCCAACGCCAAACGTGCCAGCCAAGGCCGGGGAAGACGTTGCTGCCCACCCCTTAGTGACGATGTTGTACCTGTTTAGCGTCGTGTTATTGATCAACTGGTACACAAACGGGTTGCGCGAAATGTCCGACCGAAGGTCAGAACACATGGACGTTGCGGCAGCATGAGCGTTAGGTGTCGGCGCAACCTGTGCCCACATCAATCGGTCGATGACTTTCTTAAAGGTGTTAGCCATGTTAGATCCTCAAGTAATGCGTGATCGGACGCAATCCGACCAGGCAGAAAGGTTTGCTCCGTAAACTTGGATGCGACCCTGCAATGTATCAATCGTCGAAAGGTTAGTAACCGTCGCACAGGTGGTAACCGTGGTAACGGTGGTCACAGTTGTGACCGTGCCGGATTCCACAACAACCGTACCGCGCTGCCGCTGCAAGGACTTGTCGTAGCCCATTGGCGCGTTGAAATAGTTCAACATGCGCGTCAGCAGCGTTACCATGCTTTGCCGGGTGTCCTCAGCAGTAGCGTCAACCACCGGCATCGGGTTAGCCGATGACACGTCAACGGCCGACCCGTCCGCGCCGAATGTCGGCTTGATGCGCTGATACAGCACCCCGCCAATGTCATCGGCTGCGACGGTTGCGCCGCTTCCTGGTGTATAGCCTACGTTATCCGCCATGCGTCACCCTTACGTGTACTGTAGGTAAATGTCGCCATCACTTCCGCCGGTCGGCGCAGCCGTGCCGGAGGTGATGGTTTTCTGTGCGGTCAGATTACTACGCGCGGTCGCCGCATCGGTCGCGCCTGTGCCGCCGTTCGCTACGGCCACCGTGCCAGTTACGTTCGCAGCCGTGCCGGTGGTGTTTTGGTTCAAGGTCGGCACGTCGGCGGCTTGAATGGCCGACATCACGACATTAGTGCCGTTGCCTCGGAGATACTGGCCGCTTGTGACTGCACCAGCAAACGCATTGATCGCAGCCTGCGCGCTCGTCTGTCCGCTGCCGCCGTTCGCAATCGCTACTGTCCCGGTGACGTTCGACGCCGTGCCGGTCGTATTCTGGTTGAGCGTCGGAATGTCCGATGCCACGAGCGCGCGGAAAGACGGCACGCCAGCAGACCCAGACGGGGCTGCATACACGTGTGCCTGCGTCTGCGAGCCAAACGGCGCGAGGTAGTCTGTGCCAGCCGAGGCGGCAGTAAACGCCGACGTTCCGTTGCCCTTTACTATTCCAGTGAGCGTAGTGGCCCCTGTGCCGCCATTGGCAACAGCCAGTGTGCCAGCAAGGGTTATCGTCCCGGCCCCTGTAATCGGCCCTCCGGACGTTGTGAGGCCCGTTGTGCCGCCGCTGACATCAATGCTTGTGACCGTGCCAGAGCCGCCGCCCGTGGCCGCGAGCGTGCCGCCCGTAAAGGTCAAGCCAGAGCCTACGGTTATTTCCT